CTATTATGGGGGCGTAGGGGTAGTTGGAAATTATTCCACATATGGTCAGTTTGCAGACGACTCTACATTCGAGATTATTCCTACTTGGCAAAATAAAATGCAAGCTATAATGTATGAAGATTCAATTTATACTAGAACATCTCATTATTCATATGAAATTAAAGATAATTTCCTGAGATTATTCCCAGCCCCAAGCACTTGGGGATTAAATGATATGGATCGTATTTGGGTTAATTTCTATGTAGATTTAACTAATCCCTGGGATGTAAGTGATAGATATTATGACGGAACAACCGGAATTAATAACATGAATACATTGCCTTTTAATAATATACCTTATGAGAACATTAATTCCATGGGTAAACAGTGGATTAGAAAATATGCACTAGCTTTATGTAAAGAGATGCTAGGACAGATTAGGGGCAAATTTACAACAATGCCGATTCCTGGCGAATCTGTGACTTTAAATCATTCCGAATTACTATCGCAGGCAAAAGAAGAGCAAACACAACTTAGAGACAAATTGATGGAAATTCTTGAGAGCGCCACTTATAAGGAACTAGTTAAGAATGATTCCGAAATGACTGATGCCGCGGCAACAGCTTTTAAGGGCACTCCTTTGCCAATATTCGTGGGGTAATGTAACCAATGGCCGATAATGAATGGAAAAAACCAGCCGCACCCCCACCTCCTTTATTCTTCGGAAAAAAAGAAAGGAATTTAGTCAAACAAGTTAATGATGAATTAATTGAAAAAGTTATTGGACAACAAATTCTTTATTATCCCATTGATATAGAAAGAACAAACTTTCATGATTTATATGGAGAGGCAATCGAGAAAACGTTTTTACCTCCCATAAGAGTTTATGCTTTGGTCGAATTCACTGATTATGTCACTGAATATCTTGAAAATGCAGGGATTGATAAAATATGGGAAATTAATGTTCATTTTCACAAGAGAAGATTAGAAGAAGATCAGAATATGTATGTTCGAGAAGGTGATTTTGTTTTGTATGGAGATATATATTACGAGATAGTTAAGTTATCAGAGCCTACAAAACTATTTGGTCAAGTTGATCATGGCTTTGAAATTTCTGGTAGATGCAGAAGAGCAAGGAAGGGACTATTCGATGCTACCTGATAATTTTGATTTTGCAATGATACCGCCTGATATCGATCTTCGCCTAAGTGAAATAGGAATGCTGGCATCTACAATTGAAAACATTGATTATTCGATAGTTTCATGGTTAAAAGAAGATTTAAGACTCAATGCCAACACTAACGAAGGTTGGGTAAAAGTACCAGTATTGTGGCAAACGCCGGAACGTTCATTCCAGATTAAAAATGAAAAATCTTTAAGAGATGATGCAGGCGGTCTAAAACTTCCTTTGATTAGCATTGAAAGAACGGGAATCACAAAAGATCCAGCCAGAAAGGGCTCTTTTCAGGCTCATGTTTATTCAGAAGATAAAAACGGCCGCACCGGTAGAATGGTTATCGCCAAAAAGATTGTCGAAGACAAAACAAGAAATTTTGCTGTTGTAGGCAATACGAGACGTAGTAATTATACATCTGGTTCGGCCGCATCCACTCAAAGATTTTTTCCGAGAGTAAATAAAAAGATTGTCGTCAAAACCATGTCAATTCCGATTCCGGTATATGTGAACGTCGAATATAAAATTCATATTAAAACAGAATACCAGCAGCAGATGAACGACCTTCTTGCACCATTTATGACTAGAACAGGGCAAATTAACGCCTTTGTTTTGAAAAGAAACGGCCATTTATATGAGGCTTTTATTGATCAAGGCTTTACACATAATAATAATGTTTCTAACCTGAATGAAGATGCGAGAATGTTTACTTCCGATATATCAATAAGAGTATTGGGCTATTTGATTGGCGAAGGCGAAAATGACGACCGACCGATTGTAAGAATAGAAGAAAATATTGTCGAGATCACCTTTCCGCAAGAAGGATTGGTTGCCGATACTCCGGAGGGGTACTTAAAAATCACTTCCTGAAGTGAAAGTACCACTTTATTGCATTTCGGGAAGACTTTTGAGTTCCAAAATACTATTTAAAGTATGATTGTAGCGGCAATTAAAGCCATTTTTTAGAATGAGGAAACAATAATGTCAGTTAAAAACTTTAAATTTGTATCTCCTGGGGTGTTTATTAACGAAATTGATAATTCGTTTATTCCGAAAACAGCCGATGTCATCGGACCTGTTGTTATTGGGCGCTCCAGAAAGGGGCTAGCAATGCAGCCCGTTAAAGTAGAATCCTATTCTGAATTTGTAACTATGTTTGGAGATACGGTCCCTGGCAATGGTGGTGGTGACATATCTCGCGGTGAGAACCTCCAGTCTCCAATGTATGGAACATATGCCGCAAAAGCATTTCTTAGGGCCAACGTTGCACCCCTTACTTATATACGTCTTCTCGGCCAAGAAACTGCTGCCGGCGCCTCTGCTGCTGGCGATGCATCTGCCGGCTGGAAAACCACCCAGAATATTGGCACAGACGCTGAAACTGTTGGTGGCGCCTATGGACTTTGGGTGATGAAGTCTGGCACGGTCGCAGACTTTAGTAATGGCGGAACAGATACTGGCGCCCATTTGGCTGCTGTATTTTATATGGATAGTGGCTCTATTTCATTAAGAGGAAAGGCGCGCAGCATCTCCGGAGGATCCGCCCCGTTCAACTCGACCGCTTCCACCAACGCCCCGGCCACCATCGAAGGTCAAGGTATTATTATTGGAACTGATTCTAGTGATCTTTTTACATTAGTTGTTACAGGCGCCAACAAGGGCGCCCGCCTCATTGAATTTAATTTTGACGATAGTAGCGATAAATTTATTCGTAAAGCTGTTAATACAAATCCACAACTGTTGGGTACTGCCGGTACTTTTTATGCTAACGCTTCAGCCGAAGATCTTTGGCTTGGTGAGACTTTTGAAAATTCACTGCGAAGCGGCAGTTTGATTGGCACCTCTAATGGATTGCAGGGAGTTATTTTAGGAATAGCACTGAGTGGCACTGTCGCCACGGGCCCCCACAATATGCTGGGACAAGCTTCAGCCGAAGCAAAGGCCGGTTGGTTTATCGGTCAAGATCTTGGTTCGCCAGGGGACTATATTCCCCAAACTCAGCAAAAGCTTTTCCGCCTTATTGGTCGAGGTCACGGCTCATGGTTAAGTAAAAATGCTAAAGTTTCTATTGCAAAAGTTAAACAGTCTTCAACAACAACATCTGGCTATGGTACTTTTTCTGTAGTAATAAGAGATCTTTTTGATACTGATAATAATGTGGTGGTATTAGAGCGTTTTGATAATCTCACTCTTGATCCGACATCGCCAGATTATGTTGCGCGCAGAATCGGAGATCAGTATTATACTTGGGACGTTACACAGCGCAGATTGAAGCAATACGGCGGATATCCAAATCAATCTAAATATGTTTATGTAGATATGAATGCCGATGTGGATGCTGGCGCCTCAGACGAAACACTTCTTCCGTTCGGTTACTTTGGACCCCCGAAGTTCACAGATATAACACAAGCTTCTTGTTCACACGGGTACAATGGGCTCTCAGATGTAACGCCATTTATTATTGGCGCAGTAGGAGTGCCCGGGATTGGTTCAGATACTCGCGTTTCCGGAGCGCTAGGGGCTACTGTAAGCGCCGATTCGTTTGTTCGAATCCGCGCCGCGATGACCGGCGCCGCCGTTGGTGGAATTGTGGCAACTCATGCAACAGCTTCCTTATATTTCCCCAAAGATCGGCTACGTGTTTCAGCAAGTGCTGGTGGCTTATCAGATCCGAGTAATGCATATTTTGGACTGTCCTCCACAAGAGATACCACCTCCACGCGTCCAGATGATAGCTTAGCCGATTCACACGGATTATTATATTCTAGTTTCCCCGATGACCCGACTGGTACTGGTGGGTCATTAGCGGGCTTGAATTCTGTAGCTGGTGTTGATTCATGGTCATATGTATTTTCTCTTGACGATGTAAGAAAGGCCGGCTCCACCCCCAGTTATTTCTGGGAATCGGGATCCCGCGCAAGTTCGCTTTCTGTTACATCGGGCTCCTATACAAACGTTTTGAGTGATGGATATGGCCAGTTTACAGCGCCCTTCTGGGGCGGCTCTGATGGTTTTAATATCAGAAAGCCAGATCCACTTTATAATAAAGGTATGGGCAGCGCTGTTACTGAAGATACCAGCTATGCATATCATACTTATCGGAGAGCGATTGACACAGTTGCCGATCCCGAATTCATTGATATGAATTTACTAGCTGTTCCTGGCTTAACAAATGATGCTCTTACATCCCACATGGTTAGTACGTGCGAAGACCGTGGAGATGCCATGGCCCTAATAGATTTGGCTAATGTTTATATTCCGCCACACGAGCAATACTACTCAAGCAAGGCCAGCAGAATTGGCACGAATCCCCAGGCTGCAGCGACTGCTCTAAAAGATAGAGCCCTTGATTCTTCTTATGGCGCGACTTTCTATCCATGGGTCCAGACACGCGATGACCAGACCGGTCAACTTCTTTGGATTCCACCTTCTGTTGCTATGATGGGCGTATTAGCCAGTTCTGAGAGAAAATCTCAGCTTTGGTTTGCACCCGCGGGCTTCAATAGAGGTGGACTAAGTGATGGTGCTGCTGGTCTGCCTGTTCATAATGTTACCGAGAGATTAACTTCTAAGGAGCGCGACACGCTTTATGAAGCTAGAATTAATCCAATTGCGTCTTTCCCGTCTACTGGCATTGTAGTCTTTGGACAGAAGACACTACAAGAACGCCGTTCTGCTCTCGATAGAATTAACGTTAGAAGGCTTGTTATTTACTTGAAGAAACAAATTTCAATTCTTTCAACACAGATTCTATTTGAACAGAATGTTCAAGCAACATGGTTAAGATTTAAAAGTCTCGTTGAACCATTGTTAGCCAGCACCAAGATTAACTTTGGTATTACAGATTATCGTTTGATTTTAGATTCGAGCACCACAACGCCAGATCTTGTTGATCAAAACATCTTATATGCGAAAATTATGATTAAGCCTGCCCGCGCTATTGAATTTATCGCAATTGACTTTGTTGTTATGTCAACTGGAGCATCATTCGATGACTAGAAAGAGAGGGGTGATTTTTTCCCCCGCCATACTATTTAAAAATAGATTACAGGAGTACTAGATATGTCATTCTGGACAGAAACAGATCCTACAAAAATACAAGAACCAAAAAGAAAATTTAGATTTCACGTATATTTTGATGGGCTTGATAGCCCTATATTGTGGTGGGCGAAAACTGCCACGAAACCATCTTTTCAGATTGCGTCTGCAGAGCATAAATATTTAAATCATACTTTTTATTATCCCGGCTCTATTACATGGCAAGATGTGACCATTACATTGGTAGATCCTATTGATCCAGATATGGCTGCAAGTTTATCAGATATTGTGCAATTATCAGGATATCAGCCCCCCACTTCCCAAGACGGCTCCGACGAGCCGACGTTATCAAAAGACAAAGCTGTGGGCGCCCTTGGAAAAGTATATGTCACGCAACTTGATTCCGATGGTGTGGATCTTGAAACGTGGACGCTCAATAATGCTTGGATTTCTGAACTTAAGTATGGCGATTTAGAATATGGTTCCGATGAATTAACAGAATTAAGTATTACCATGAAATATGATTGGGCAACTATCACTAGTGAAGCAGCCGGCTCATCGGCCAAGAAGGGCTCCGGCGGAAAAGAATTCTTCAAGATCTAATAATATAATTTAAAACGAGGTGTATATTGGCTAGAAATACAGATCGGATGGGGCTCGGCACGAGCACCCCCGAAGATAACTCGCCCCCTCCGCAAGCACTAGCAGAAAATCAAGAAAATTCGTTTTCTTTTGTT